GGTCAAATCATTTCCACGATTCACCGTCAACCCCTTTAACTGAATATTTTCTAGCTAACCACGTTTTATTTTAAATGATGTCTAATTTCTTTAGGTAATTTCTAATGAATCATATCTTTTATTGAATATTTTCTAACCTCGAAACCACATTGCATATTTATGCACTTTTTATTCACTAAACTGAATAATTATGCAAATCCTATTCATATATCTGAATAGCGTCTAATTTAGTTCACTTTTTCCACTACGCACACCTTGCACTTACAAGAATCCTTAATATCAGCCACACTGACGCATTATCTACTAAACTCATACAATTATATTGCCCACCGTGTAAAGCTTCGTCTATACTCGATTCACGAGGTCGAATTTTCAAAGTCGCTTAGTTTAACCTAGCTAAGCCCGTAACTAGGTCTTGCCTAAACAATGAGGTTTTAGAAATTATCTAATGAAACCC